TAGCACCAGGAGGAGTAGAAGCACCACCACCTTTCAAATAAGCAAGCATAGGATTCAATCCAGCATTCTTCATATCCTCAACTTGCCTTTGATAAGCGGTGTTACTCATACGCTCCTGAAAAGCCATTTGATCCTGACCAAGACCAACATTAGCAGCATTAGTCTGCTGTTGGCCTTTATAGCCAAGAAAAGCAGAAGCAGCAGCAATAGCAGTAGGTAACCATTCAACCATAAAAACCTTTCCCTCAATCATTCCCCGAAGGGAATGATAGAGGCTTAAAAATGATCGATAAGCCCAGGTACAGAGTACATAGGAAGAGGACGAGCAGCATTTATACTAAAAAACGCATCAAGCAAAAACTGCTGACCATTAGCAGCAGCACCAACCGCCAAATTACGAGCAAGAGGCGGAGTATCTTCAATGAAAGTTGAATTCAAAGTAGGAAGCGCAGTAAATTTCTGCGCATAATGCCACGGGTCAATAGTACCCGCAGCGGTAGAACGAAACAGTCCAGTAATCTCAGAAGGGTTGTAACGATATTCCGCCCAACGCTCCTGATAACCAAAAACGTTAGCATCGGTAGAACCACCAGTAACGTAAATTTCCTTGTTTAATACAGCTTGTTCACCAAGCATAGCAAAAGCAGGAAAATAAAAATCATAACGAGTAGAACGACTCCAATGGCGTCGTAAACCTTGCTGATAAGTCAAATCAGCGCGAACAGCAATAACACCAATAACATAACCATGCTCAACAAACGACTGGGTAAACCCATGATTGTGTGCATGATAAACGCCCATAGCAGCTAAATTACCCTGAGGAGTAGTCTGGCCAGAAATACCAGTACCAGTGGTTTGGGCAATAGGAGAAATATTAATAAGAGTAGAGCCACCACCTAAATACTCAGGACGCTGAAGGCGAGCATCTGGCGAAGTAACGCCAAAATGAGAACGCAAAATCTCGGTGTAACGAGTACCACCGCGAGCATCACGTTCAAGCAACTTTTGAATCTGAAAAGATTGACGGAGCTGATTAATAGTCGCAGCGGTAGCAGAAGACAAATCAGCAAACAAAGGAGAAGTACCAGCACCTAAAGTAGCACCAACATAAACACCAGTAGCAGGTGCATTAGATAGCATACTTTTAGCAGTATTAGTACCATCGAGAATAGAAATAAATTGATTAGTACCAGAAACACCAGCAGTCTTAACAGGAGCAGAAGTACCTAAAGGCAAAGTAACAGCAGTACCACCTTTCTGAGGCCAGGGCAAAGAAGAGGTGAAATAATCATGACGCTTACCGCGTCGCTGCAAAGCATAAACAGTAGAAGGAGTAGCATCAGGGCCATCGCCCTTATCAACTACTCGAGAATTTTGTAAATTCTCATCCCTAAACCATTGGTTATAAATCAAGTTGTAGGCGCGGGTAGGTAACGCCGAATGTGAAACCGTAGCACCAGCGGTAACTTGACCCACAGTCGGTAAACCAAGATAGTCCTGTAAGGACCCAATAGCGTATCCACCAGCTGGGGATACTTGTTGAGGGATAGTGTAAGAAATAGAATCGGCAGGGTTATCCTGCTCCCCCATAAACTTAACCCAATTCGTCCAAACCAAACGATTAGGAACAAAGAAGAAGAACGAGTCCAAATGGAGATTATCCATAACCGGAAAGATGGGTGTAGCCAAACGGCCGAACATCGTGACATTAACATTAAATGTGTCTCCAGGTAAAACCTCTTCACACATGATAGGAACTAAAAGACCACTATCAAAAGTAGTCTTAAGAGTTTTCTGCATAGAAAATCTAGAGCGGGGGATGTCAGCACGGGGGACCATTGCAAAATTATGTGCATCAACCGATTTATTGTGAAACATAAATAAACTCCAAAAAAGAAGAAAAAAAGTGGCCCCGAAGGGCCACAAGGGTCATGACGACTGCAAAACGTCTTTAGCGCGAACAAGAACCTGGGGCTCATTATTTACAAATGCGCCACGGGAATCATCGAACTCACCAAGTAAGTACAAATCAAAATCATCGGGATGCTTATTCAACTGGTTATCACCAGCTGCACGATTCACTTCATCAGTGAAATCGCGAATAGCAACATTACGATGGGGAACAAAAAACGGACGGTTAAAAACATCGGCTGCGCGATCTTTAACACAAACAACAAATAGAATCATGATATGACCTTTAAATTATACGTTTTGAAAGAGAAGCACGAGAAGTGCTAACAAGAGAACGCGAACGCTTACGGACTGGAAGGTCCTCATAAGCTTTACGCTCAAGGTCTAACTCGGCACGAACCGAAGACCTATACTGCATGTCCAGAGCAAGATCGGACCCAACCTCCTTTAATAATGTTTTATAAAAACGAGGAACAGGGGCTTTGGACCCCTGGGCAGTAATGACTGACGCATGTGGAAAAACATCAGACATAAAAAAATCCCGAAACCATGATCGGCCAATGCCTTTAGACATGACCAAAAACTCGGGATTAGGCAAAACAACTTCACCAGTAGCATCATCAACATGAAGCGGTTCAGGCTTTTGCAAGCCCTTAATCTTTTTCAAGATATATCGGGCAATGTATGCTGCAGACTCAAAATTAAGAGTACCAATCAAATGATTACCCTTAGGCCATAACTTAGAGACGGTTGCAGAAGTAAAAGTAAAATCACCATTAGAACTGCCAAACCGCGAACGGTCATGAGAAAAGTCCAAACCAAACAACGCAATGTGAAAATGAGGCCTTCGAGAAATATCACCATACTCACCTGAGGCAACATAACGAAACTTAAAACCAGCTTTACGCAAACGCTTGAAAAACCGCTGTAGGTCATCCTTAAAAAGTTGACCATGTTCAGGTAGCCAATCATCGTTATACGTGAGGTTCAGCATACAAGACACCTTGTGCATCTGTTGCTCGTGAGTTATACGAATAGCCCATTCTCTCGAATAAGCCAAACGGCACTCTATACACTGACCACACTTGGTAGGGCCATGGGTGGAGTGTATCCAAGGAGATGTACACACCTAAACCTTACAGGCGAATACCACCGCGCATAGGGCCGGCAGTGATGTTAATCAACTTGGTAGTTGATATGTTACGTTTAAAAGAAGAAGCGCTAGAACGCTTATTGGCATTGTGACGGTGCAAAGGCTTCATAGTTACTCCAGTAGAACAAAAAAACAAAAAGGTGTCAATAGGCACAGTTACATCAAGTAGCGAACTGTGCCTAAAGACGATTAAGCAGCGGGAGCTGCATCGACAGGAGGACTCTCATTAGGTGTTGGCACAGCCAAACCAAGGCGAACCGCCTCCTCAGTATTCGCGGGATCCGCGAAAAACTCCAAAAATTCCTGAGGGGAATTATGGAATCTAGCACGAACTTTTGCGTCCATACGCATAAAGTTCTCATCAGCCTGACGAACAACATTCATAGCAGACTGAAAGTCAAAAACGCCCTCATAGTCAACATACTGGGGCATAGAGACTGGATCAGGTAAATGACCAGTCTTCATAAAACGATCAACAATATTGTTGATATCGGACTCATCGCGAAATTGCTGCTGAGTCAAAGAATCATCTAAACACTTCAAACCAAACTCGTCAGAACGAGCATCAAAATTATCATAAGCAGAAGCAAATAACATAAAAACTCCTTAACGTTTCAACATACGGAAAATGTTCGTAATAGTATCAACCAAAGGCTTGTACTGTCCGAACTCCTTACCAAAATTCTCAGCCATCTTAATGGCTTTCAAATCAGCGGCAACTAAATCAGACTCATTAAGAGTCTTTAAAGCAAGAGCATAAACCTGTTGAGCTTTCTGCTCCTCAGTAATAGCTTGTTTGTTAATCAAACCAACAGAAGCATCGAGCTGTTTAATAACAGCAATCAAACGCTCACCCTCAATAGGAATATTCTTAGTCTCTTCAACAATCTTCTTAGATTGCGTCTCCATAAAACTGATATGGGCACGCTTCTCATCAGCAGAAGCAAAAGACAATTCCTTATTAGCAAGGGTAAGCAACGTTTCGGCACGTTTCTTAATAGTATCCACACCAATGTTTTCAGTCTCAGCACTAACCTTACCAACTTGCCTGTTAGCAACTTGAGATTTGGAAGACTGATAACCAGAAGTAGAACCCGC